CTTGGCGGACTTGGCGTACTCGGCGGCGTACTTGGCGTACTTGGCGTACTCGGCGGCGGACTCGGCGGCGTACTTGGCGTACTCGGCGTACTCGGCGTACTCGGCGGCGTACTGGCCTTGCTTTTCCGCAAACGCAACCACATGGCGCAATCGTTCCATAATTACCTCTTTGTCGTCCGTCCGTGAGCCAATCGCCCGAAGAATAAACGGCAGCAGCTTTTGCCGGTCTTTGTCGCCAAACAGGTCATTGGCATAAATTGCCAGCGGTCGCATGACATAGCACACGCACTCGGATTGGTCGGTAATCTGCGCCTCGCCGTTCAGGTACGCGATTACGTTCATAAAGCAGCCGCTACCCGTTTCAGCGGTGTCTGCGTGGCTTCCTGCTAGTAGTTTGATTGGTTCGATCATTGTGCTCTCCGGTTTGGTTGCCTTGTCGTTACTCATTACTTGATCCTCCGAAATGAAACAACCCATACGAACGGGCTAGCCTCCCAGCTTCCCGCGCCGTTGATGGATTCCCATAGGTTTTTGAAGTGCTCCCGTGGTATCGCGTTGTACGGGTAGCTCGGTATTGAGCCGTGACCACCAGCGCAGCCTTCCGCGTTCGCATCGGCCTCACTAATTTCTCTGAGTCGTTCAACGCGAACACCTGTTACTTCCAACTCAATGCGGCAAGCCCAAGCCGGCAGGAATCGGCCAACCTTGAAACGCCACTTATAACCGTCTTGACCTACGCTCGACTGAACATCAAGCGTTGGCCGTTCTGGATCGTCGGCAACGTAAAAGACCGGCGCTTCTCGAAGTGGAACGTATTTGAATTTGTCGCGGCCCGTCTTGGTCTTTCCGTTCGGCACCTGCTTACACCACATCCATGCGGATTCTTTGACGCGCAGCCGGTCGCCTACTTGGCCGTAGGGGCAATCGATATTCACAACGGTGGTATAGCCGGACAAACCAAACCACTGCCCGTTTTGCTCCCGCCACTCGACGATGCCGCCGACGCCATGACCTAGCGCGATGGCCGCGCTGCCGCCGTTTAAGTAGGCCGAATCATCGTGCAGATCCTTGTCGCGTAGCTTCACCACTCTCCGCGTTTGCACCTTGCGCCCGTCCAATATCGCTCTGACCATCGGCGCGGAAAAGAGGATCGGCCGTTCTTTAACGTCATTCGTCACAGATAGCTCTCCTATTTCTCAATTCCCACTGTTGACACCTGGCTTTGCTGCTGGCGATCTTGAGCATGGCACCTTTGGCATAGGCCGACTCAACTTGTTGGCTGGCCTCGTGGTCACGTAGCGGCATAACCACTACGGCCACGACAAGGCAGGCTAGGATCACGCCGGCCGTGAAGCACAGTACCGCGCCGCCGATTGCCAGCGACCAAAACTCGCGAGGGTTTAGGGTGATGGTGGTCATGCGGCTTTAGCAAGCGTCATATCTTGTTCAAGGCGCTTCAAATCCTCGTCACCGACATCCGGTTCCAACGCAGCCCGTAGTGTGTTCAGGCCATTACGAAGAATGTCGCTAGAAGTAGACTCGCTAATCTTTGTCCAGCTTCTCGTGTTAAATGCCTCTTCTAGAAGTTCTTGGCGCTTTTGTTTGTGCTCAACGCTTTGTGCTGGATAGTGCTTTTTCAGCAACTCTTCGATTTCTTCGGACACGATCTTGCGGCTGCGTTGTTCTGCCGACCAACTATCGGAACCGTCCTCGCTGAACAGGTCTTTAGAATCGCGGGTATTCATTGACCCATGATGCTCACCGCCGATATTCAAGAAAGCAAAATGCGACTTGAGTTTTTCAAAGTCAGGGGAAGCAATCTCTTGACCGTTTAATGTGTCGGTGCGGTCTTTCTGGACAAAGGCCATGTTTACAATCTTGCCGTCCTCGCGCACCGGCGCGAGTTCAATCAACAGTGACGGCTCGTACCCCATTTCCTTTTCAGTCGCCATGCGCGTACCGCTAGTAATCAGTTCCTTTTTCCCTGATTCCTCATTGGTCTGGTACTCATAAATTGACCCAGCGCGACCGCAAACAATGGCGTGAAGTTTTGAAGACAAGAAGCGGTCGGTAAACTCCGCCCATGCCGCCTTAATCGGTCCCCAATGGTGGAACTCCAGCTTGTAAATGTCCCGCTTGCCGCGCTTACGAAGCCCCTCGTTGATCTTGGCAAGATATGACTCCTGCGTGTCGCGCCATACGTGCGTAATTGAATCTATGATGACAACTGAGCATTCCTTCTCAGCTTCATCCATGAACGCCATAAGGTCTTTCAGGGCGCGGCTTTCGTCGTACACGAGGAACGGAACACCCGCTTGCTCAAATAGCGGAATGATGTAAGACGCAGCAGGTTCGGTGTCAAACATGCCAACCGGCTTTGTTGATTTGGTGTACTGGTGAAGGCCGATAGCGATCTTTGCTGCCGTGTAGGTTTTACCGGAGCCTGCTGTTCCGTATAGCCCCACTTTGGCAAACGCCATGCGGTTTCTTGCTGGTTTTAACATGCTCATTGCTGCTCCTTTGTTGTGACTGTCTGTGTGTATTGTTGGCAACTCATACCAACCCTTCCCGCTCCAACCGGCGAGCGATGTCTTTGATTTCGTTTGCGGTGCGGCCAGCATCAGCCGACCAGTCATCCCAGCCGTACACCCCTTCCGGGCAATGTGTGCCGGGGTCACGGGCACGGCGCTCGATCTCTTGTGCCACCAGAAACATCAAGTCATTTAGCGGCATGTGTTTAATGGCCAGCGTTGCGGCAACATCAATGTTGACCACCGGTGTCTGTGCGACATCGCCACGGAATAACGCTTTTTCCATCTGTTCGACTTCAAAGGCGATTTGGCTCATTTGTTCCCCGCTTTCATCCAGCGAATCCGCTGCACCAGCGATCGGTTGTCTCTAATGGAAACGGCGCGCATCAGCCGTCTTATTTGCTCTGCCCGTGTGTCAATCATTGCGTGTAGGCGCGCACGGGCTTCATTGGCTTGTTGATCGAGCGTCACGCCGTTACCTCGACAAACTCGCCAGAATCGGACACGCGATAAATCGTGTTTGCCTTGATGCCGTTTTCGCCTACATAGGCGACGGCAATGCGTGGGCGTTTGCCGTCGAACCAACAGAGAGCGATTGCGCCGTCTTTGCCAGCGCTTGCCGTGCAGCTATAGACGCCAAGAACAATCGACTTGCTGCCTGACGCGGCTAACTTGCTGTAATTGCCTGACGCGGCTAACTGGCTGTAATTGCCTGACGCGGCTAACTGGCTGCCATTGCCTGACGCGGCTAACTTGCTGCCATAGCCTGACGCGGAAGTCTCACCGACTGGCGTTTCTGCGACTTGTTTTTCAATCGCAGCAGCGTCAGCGCCCATTTGCTTGACCGACGCGGCGACGATTGAAACGTCTTGCACTGCCGCTGCGAACACTCTATTCACAAGCCAAGAAGAATCGCTGTATCGCTTGTCAGCGCGTAAGGCGTCATTGATTTCGCCGAAGGTCGCGCCCTGCTGGTAGTTTTTGAGAAACCACTGATACCCATCGGCACAAGCTGACCAGCTTTTCAGCAGGTCGGCGGTGATGGTTAGGCCGCTGTCTAGCTTTGGCGCACTCATACCGCCCTCACCGTCACACTTGCCCCAAGCCCATGCTCCGACATCATTGCCTTGACGACATCAACGGAATGGTCAGCTTCGACCTCGTAGCGAAACGGCACACAGCCGGGTTTGCAGATGCGGACTAGAAACGTCATGGTTTGCCCCTCAGTAGATCGCCGTGGATTGCGAGGCGATGGACTGAATAATAGCAGGGCTAATAGCTTTGTCAATAGCGTTGCTAGTGATTAGGACAAAAAAATACCCGCCGAAGCGGGTTTACCGAAAGTGCCGGGTATTTAGACTACCTAGTTTCGCAATCCATGCCACCGGAAAACGTAGGTTTGCAACTCGTTCGAGACTTTGGCGGCCCGGCTAACCGGCCAGCCATACAAGAGGTGTAAAAAAGACTTTTCCCATACGCTTGGCATTGCTCATGAGCTGCGGCAACCTTTGCGTCTACTGCGGCAAGTTTGCGTGCAAGCGGGTCATTCTTTCTTCGTTCTTCGGCTGCGGATTGATAGATGCTGGCCGGTCTAACGATTCGGTAAGGCGTGCCGACGACCGTAGGAACATCCTGCACAGCCGTCACTGGCGCCGGAATCGGCACCTGGCACCAAATGTCGCTTACGCTCGAGCTCGTCGTTCTCAGTTCACAGTAAGCCCGTTGGCCGTCTTTGGTGAAACAAACGTCCGATCGGGTTTTGTCTTGGCCATCACAGACAAAGGTCGCGTTGTTGGCTGGTAGGTAACAAGTAGATTTACCCCCGCTGATAGCCTCTACATAACACCGGTCAAGGGCATAGGCATTAAGGGAGAGCAGGGTACTCAGAAGCAGTATAGGCCGCATGTTTACCTCACTTTTTTGGACGGACGACGATACTCTGTCACAACGGCGATGACTCGTATAGCTGGGTCGTCAATTTCGATGGTCTTGTAAATTGGGTCCTTATTAAGTGGTCTGAGATACCAGCTGCCGTCTTCATAGGATAACTGCTTGAAGGTTGCCGACTGGTCGCCGACATTCTTCGCGATCACAAAGTCATTTGGGCCCGGCGCAATCTCAGGGTCACAAAAAACGAGATCGCCGTCCTTAATCCCGTCGTCGGTCCCGTCCCACATGGACCAGCCTTCAACTATTAAACAAAAGCCCTTCGCGCCAAGTTTATGGTCTGGCGCTTCCCATCGTTCACCTTCTCCTGGTTCTGGTAGATAGCCTATCTCTTTCATTTGGCCCGCCTGTATCAGTGTGAGTACCGGCACGGGTGTTTTTGCCGGAGGGGCAGGACGGACGTTATAAGTGCTCGGTTGTTCCCCCGCGCTGTGCGTGGTTGATTGTGGATTCCCTTGTTTGCGGTACGAATCTGCGAAGTGATTCACCATATCCGCAATCTCCTTGGCCAGTCTAGGGCTGAACTCTAAAACTTGGCAATTGAGCGCGGCCGCAAACTTGGTAGCCGCATCCTTATTAAGTGGACGAGTGCCGTTTAGGTACTGCCACACCATCCCCTGCGACCCGATTTGGTGTAAGTCGCCAAACGCCTGCTGCGTGATAGTCACGCGCGATTTGTAGAGCTTTTTGAGAGCGTCTGCCTCTCTTTTTTGGGTGGCTTTGTTCATCGTCTGATTATTCGCGCAACCAAGCCTCGCAAAAATAGCAGTTGACGAGCAATTACTAGCCCTGCTAGTATTTCGTCTTATGAGCTCAAAACAAACCATTCCGAAGATTCAGCGTCTAGTCGCAAAACGCGCGAATGCAACAAAAACAACCGAAGCGTCTGTGCGCCGGGAAATCGCCGCTGCGTGCAGTACGCCAGGTAAACCAGTGTCGGTGGATTTTGTGTATCAGTGGTGCCGAAACATTCGCCAGATTCCCGCTCGGTACGCCATTGCGCTTGAAGGCTTCTTTGGTGCTGACGTGTATTCGCGTGAAGAGATTGCGCCAGAAGTGTTTAAGGAAGCCGCGTAAATGGCGACCGCCCAAACTCGCCGACCTTGCCGCAAATGCGGCGGACCGAAAGTCGATAAGTCGCGGCATTCTTGGTATTGCGCTGGCTGCGCTGACAGACTTTGGAGCGATCGCAATAAGGCGCGAAACCTGTGCGGAGAAGACCATTGCTGGACTCAGCAATGTCTTGAGTGCTATCGCCTCAAGAAAATCCGCGATATGGAAGGTGGCCGAAAGAGCGCAGAAACCAGACGCAAGAATCGCCCTCATTTTTACCGCCCAAAGGATGCAGGTTTTAAGGCATGGCAAGGGCGAGCACATGCCGCCGTTCAGCACGCAATCAAGATTGGGCTGTTGCCTAGCCTGAAGACCGGCGAATACGCCTGTGTGGATTGTGGCGGGGTTGCGCTTGAGTATGACCATCGCGATTACGGTCGACCGGTTGAAGTCGAGCCCGTTTGCCGCTCGTGCAATAAGCGGCGCGGTCGAGCCAAATGGCCACAGCCACGGGAGTTTAAACGCATCAAACACTTGGAGGCCGCGTGAATTCATCCAACCACAAATCCAGCCAGACACTAATCGAAATCGGACCGGTCAACCTTGCGCCGTTTATGGTGCCTGCGTTCTCCCGGCCGCCGACCATTGGGATGTTTGGCCCAATTTCCGCGCCGATGAAAACACAGGTCGATGAAATTACTGCCGACCGTGCGCGAAGACTCTCCCGTATTGCCGGTTTCAAGTCCGAACAGGCTTGGATTAGGTCGTTGATCGAAAGAGAAGTGGCGGCGTCCATGAATCCGACTTTGGACCTGTCCGCTTCACGATTGCGTACCGAAAACGGTATCGAAATCATTTTGCAGAGGTCGAAATGACCTTACTGTCCTCCCCGCCATGCCGTTGTGCCGTGAGTCACTTCCGCGGCATGGTTTTAGCCGGTGGTGTTACCGGCTCTTTTATTCAGCACCAGCAATGAGCCGCTTTATCGTGGTTCACGAAGACAAGGGCGAGGCTCTATACCTCGACGGTGATCGCACTTGGACGCAGCGCCGCGGCCTTGCTAGTCGATTCCATTCCGCCGCAGAAGCGTTCGATGCTCACGCCGAATTCAAAGAGCCCATCGTGAAACGTATCGTACCGAAACCGACTTGGTACAAGCCCGAGGCCGTACAGGTGAAGCGCGTATGAGCCTACGCATGACTGAGAAGCAGTTAGCCAAGTACGCGAAAAAGCACGCTCCCGACTGTGCGCTGGATCGTGTTGCGCGTCGGCGTCAGACGATTAAAAGACCCAACCAGCCAGAACAAAAGGCTGAGTTGGAAAAACGCGAAGCAATGATGCCAGCGTTTAAGCCGCAACACCGAGATATTCATCTTCCATGGCCGCATGAGTCGCTATCACCTAATTCTCGTTCGGACTGGCGCATTCACGCAGACGCGGCCGAGGATGCGCGCGAGGCCGGATTTTGGGCGACGAAAGAACAGAAGTTGACCAAGGCGAGTTTCGACCTATCGAAGCCAATAAAGCTGACCTTCTTTTTCTTCCGGAAGTACCGGCACAAGCTGGACAACGACAACGCCAGCGCGTCATGCAAGGCATACAGAGACGGTATCGCACAGGCGCTGGGGATTGATGACCAGCACATTGAATCAACGGCTGTGATCGTGCGCGATCTAGGCCACAAGGTAGTCGCAAGGTTGCAGCAGTAGTTGCGCGCCGTCGCTGAGTCACGGCAACACTGGCACATGCACTGAGGCATTAGACACGATGTAAGTCCTCTAGGAGCCGGTAGTACCCCACCGAAGGCATGGATAGGTGGTGTTCCATGGGAAGTGTGGTTGGCAAAAGGTTTCGGCCGGGATGACTGATTAGCGCCATAGCCAGTAATGGTCGTGCGTGGCGTCGAAGGCGATAGCCCACTTTGCTGATCACACAACCCGCCCACTAGTTTGGCAACAGTAACAGGATGCACCAAGCAGGTCGGTGCGTCAGTACGCAAAGACACACAGAGAGCGAAGGCGAATGTTTCACTACCCTAAACACGTTGGCGACTACATTGCAGACACCATCGGGCTCTCGATGCTGGAGGACGGCGCATACAACCGTCTCATGGACCAGTATTACATCAGCGAAGCCCCTTTGCCTTTGGATCGCACGGAGTTGTATCGCCTTGCGCGCGCCGTCTCGCCTATTGAGCGTAAAGCCGTTGATTACGTCATCGCTAAGTATTTCAACGAGGAGCCGGACGGCTATCACCAGAACCGGATCGATATCGAAATCGAGGCGTATCACATCCGAGCCGAAACCGCGCAGGCTAACGGTCGGCGTGGCGGACGCAAACCAAAACAGAACCCACAGGAAACCCAGCCGGTTTCAGACGGGTTAGCGGATAGCAACCAAGATCAAACCACCACGAAAACTAACCGTAAACCATATTCTTTATCTAACGATAAAGAAAGCGGCAAGCCGCGGTTTGACCCGTCAACGATTGAGATTTCTGCATTCATTCCGAGGGCAAGTTGGATTGAGTGGATTGAGTACCGTCGTAAGCGAAAACTCTCCACGACCGAAGTTACTGCGCGCAAGCAGGCCATTGCCCTTGCTGAGTGGGCGCGTGCAGGTCACAACCCGGCATCAATCATCGACGCAAGCATTACGAACGGCTGGCAGGGGCTATTTGAACCCAAGAAAGGATCGGCAAATGGAAATTCACGGGCAGAGAAACTTGGTGCATACACCGGACGAAATGACCGGCGAGAGGCAATTGCTGGTGAATCAGTACGAGTCCCTAGTTGAGCAACTATTCGACCGATTCCAGAAGTTCTACGGTGCCAGCGCGTTCCTATCGAAGTGGGAAGGCATTGACCCCGACGAGCTCAAGCGCACATGGGCGAAGCAGTTGATGAAATTTCACCCGCAGGAGATTGTTCGCGCGACTGGCATGTTGCCCGAAGGCGATTTCCCGCCAGCCTTGCCGGTGTTCTGCGGTATCTGCCAGGCGGTTCGAGACATCAACCGCGCCAAGATGCATGCGAACGCACCGAAGTTGAAACACAAGATCGACCCGAACGACCCCGAGATTGTGGCTGCACGGGAGCGCGTGTACGAGACCGCGCGCAAGAACAACATGCAGTGGGTGTTCAAGGCGATTGGAGGGCAGGCATGAGACTCGGAGGTCCACGCCGCCCAACACTTTCAGACGGCGACAAAGCCGCGCTTCGCCGGATACATGCCGACCTGTCAAACAACGGCACGAACAACGGCTGGCGGAAGCTGCTGGCCAATGAGTTTCGTATTTCCGAACAGCACCTGTCTTGTGTTGTGAATCGCCGGGATGTTCCGCGTGAAACGTCGGGTGCCGCATGAAACAAATCACCCTTACCGACATCCGTGTTGACTGGCAGCGCGCCGCGCTGAATATCCGCAAACACGTTTCGCTTTCACAAGCGTCAAAAATGATAGGCGAAAACGTAGGCTTCCTTGCACAAATCGCGCGCGACGAAATGAAAACAGAGCCACGGTTTTCCAAGGCTTTGAAGATCCTCGATCTGCATACAGAGCTTTGCGGAGAAGAGGCGACGAAGGGTTTGCGGCTATGAACCAGCAACTAACCATCTTCGACGCCATCGAGCGCGGCAATCGCGGCATGACCCTAGCCGCTGAAAAGGCCGACCGTGAGTACGAAGGCTGGACAACGCTTGCCTATGCGTTTCTCAAGCGCTTCATTGCCGAACGCAAACAGTTCTGGCCGTGGGAATTGGTAGATGCGTCAGTCGAATACGGACTCGCTCAACCGACAAACCTACGGGCATGGGGCGGCATCTACCAGCGCGCCGCAAAAGCCGGATTGATTGTGCAGGGAACCGAGCTTGCAAAGCACCCAAAACGGCATGGAACCAAGGTGCCGGTGTGGCTGGTTGTGAGAGCAATGCGGGAGGCGGCTTGATGCGCTACTTATCCGTGTGCTCGGGCATTGAGGCTGCGACGACGGCTTGGCACCCGATTGGCTGGGAGCCTGCTGCATTCAGCGAAGTAGAAGCATTCCCCTCCGCCGTACTCGCGCACCACTACCCGAACGTGCCCAACCTCGGGGACATGACTAAATTTAAGGAATGGAATCTTGAGCCAATCGACCTTCTTGTGGGAGGAACCCCATGCCAATCATTCAGTGTCGCCGGACTCCGAAAAGGACTGGCAGACCCGCGTGGCAACCTCATGCTTACCTATCTTGCCATTGCTGCAAAATTTCGGCCCCGCTGGCTGGTATGGGAAAACGTCCCCGGCGTGTTGTCATCTAACGGAGGAAGGGATTTTGGAACCTTCCTCGCAGGGCTGGGCGAACTCGGGTATGGGTTCGCCTACCGAGTTCTGGACGCTCAGTACGTCCGAGTGGAATCACACCATCGCGCCGTCCCTCAACGACGACGGCGTGTGTTCGTTGTCGGATGTCTTGGAGACTGGCGACGTGCCGCAGCGGTACTTTTTGAGCGCGAAAGCTTGTGCGGGCATCCTCCGCCGCGCAGAGAAGCGTGGCAAGGAATTGCCGCCTGCACTGCGCCAAGCCTTACAGCAGGTGGTCGCGGCGTCGAACGAACTGGCGAGAGTCGCGGACAAGATCCTGTAATCGCCGTATCTCCTACGCTTGACCAGCGGGCAGGTAGAAGTGGGGAAACGTCATTTGCTTGCTCTGGAGGACTGATACCGTCAACCGTAGGCGCACTAACAGACGGCGCTCACATGGGGGGGGGCTTAACGGCCAAGACGCCTACTCAGGCCGCATATTCCCTGTTGCCCGAGACGGCGGGGTGCCTACAGGAGCGCGATGCGAAGGGAGCGGATTCCGACACGAAGCCGGGACATCTGATTCCGGTACAAACCGGGGGCGGCTTCGATGTCGCTCACTCGCTCAAAGCCGAAGGGTTCGACGCATCCGAAGATGGCACGGGGAGAGGTACGCCGTTGGTGCCGACGGTTGCAGGCGCGATCTGCAAGGACAGCTTTTCAGGTGGTGCAGGCGGTCGGCCGGAAGGCGCTGCATCTGGACATTTTGTGCCGTGTGCCATCCAAGCTGGTGCGACACGCAGCAATCCAACCAGCGGGCCAGATGGAGTTGGTGTGCAGGAGCACATTGCCTACACGCTGGAGGCTCGGGCAGAGGTTCAATACATCGCATTCAGCGCCAAAGACCACGGCGCCGACGCACAGCTAGACCTATCGCCAACACTCGGCGCGGGCGGTCATAGCGGTAGCCATGCGAATGCTGGGGTGATGCAGGCGATAGCGTTTCAATCGAAAGACGGCGCGCAGTTTGAAGGGCCACACGAAACCGCAAACATTCGAGCATCAAGCGGTGGAAGCTCACGCGGCTACGTTGCCGCCATGCAAGTACGCCGACTCACGCCACGCGAGTGCGAACGGCTGCAGGGGTTTCCGGATGATCACACGCTCATTTTGGTGCGAGGCAAACCCGCCGCTGACGGCCCGCGTTACAAGGCGCTGGGCAACAGTTTTGCAGTCAACGTAGTTCGATGGATCGGCGAGCGGATTCAATTTGTAGACAGCATACAAGGAACTAAAGATGAACGACTGGTCGGATGATGCTTTTGCAGCGTATCTCGCTGCAATGATTGATGGCGAAGGACACATTGAAGTCATTACCGGCCACTCGGTTCGTGTGCGAATTGCAAACACTGTTCGCCACACTCTTGAGGCAATAAAAGACCGCGCCGGATTTGGCAGGGTTATCGAATACGCGCGCCCAAAGGACAAGAACTACAAGCGGCTGTTTTGCTATGAGGTTTCAAACGTCATTGACTGTAAGCGACTGTTTGAAATTTGCGGTCGGTACATCCACATGAAGCCCGACCAAATGGCAGAGGCTATGACGATCATCAATCGCGTCTTGGCGGACGTTGAAAAAATTGATGCTCGCAACAAGGCGATTCTTGTCGAGATTGCAAAAGGGCGGGTGCAACTGCACATCGCAAAAGAATTCGGAGTGAGTCCGCAGTTGGTTTCGTACCTGAAAAAAGGTCATCAATGGGGATCGGTCTTGCGCGGCCATCAAGCAAGGAAGTTACATAGCCGATTCCCGCGCCGGCAGAGCCAAGTGTTCCGTTTGCAAGAACAGGAAGCCGCATGAAATCCCTAGCCGAATGGATATTCGCTATCGCCATTGTCCTTCTGGTGCGCCAAGTATGGGTGATTTTCTGGCCGGTCGTGAAAGTGGCCGCACATCGATTTTTTAAGAGGGCAAGATGACAACAGAACTATCCGATTTCAACAGCCACCGAATTGAAGGCTGGGCGCGCGAAGGCGGCATGCCGTTCTCCGTTCCCCTGTACTCGCAGATCGACGGCAACTTATGGATGTCAGGCTGTCCGCGAGGCTCCGCGCCGGAACAATTCAAATTCATCATCTGCCTGTACCCATGGGAACACTATGTAATTCGTGAGCATCAGATTTACTTGGGCGCGCAGATGTTTGACCACGCCGATTTGCCGGACGAGGGCATTTTGTTGGCGCTGGCGCGGCATGTAAACGAAGCCCGAAAGCTGGCGCCTACGTTGGTTCATTGTCAGGCTGGGCTAAACCGTAGCGGATTGGTGACAGCACTGGCGTTGATTGAGTCGGGCAAAACACCAGACGAGGCAATTGGCTTGCTACGCGAGAAACGGTGTGATGCCGTGTTGTGCAACAAGGCGTTCGAGGGCTGGCTACGAGGGCGCGCATGAGCAACGTCATTAATTTCGGCGATTTCCAGATTACATCGCGCTCGACAGCGTACCGGCCCAACGCCTGTCAGCACAAGCATCTGACCATTGACTCGCATGGCGGAGTCATTAGTTGCGACGACTGCGGCAAACAGATTGATCCGCTATGGGCGCTTGAGTACCTTGCAATGAACTGGAGCAAAGAGCTTGCAAAGACAAGAGCCGCACAGCAAGAAGCAAAGATGATCGTGAGCGAGAACATTCACACCAAAGCGGCCATGCAACTGGAAAAGGCTTGGCGGAAAAGAAGCATGGTGCCAGCTTGCCCACATTGTCACAGAGGTATTTTTGCCTCTGACGGGCTAGGCAACGCAATGATTAACGCCGAAATGGAAAAACGGCGGCGTACTGCTGAGGGAAAGCGCCCATGAGCACACAACTTGAGAACAGGCCGATCATCCAAAAAGGCCAGCGGTACAAACGCGCCCCAAGGGACACCAGCGCATTCATGTTCCCGAAAGATGACGTCTACCGAAACCCCGCACTGCTTCGACTTGCGCTCGGCCAGAACTGCACGCTGATGTTCAATCATGGCGCTGGCCACGATCCGGCAACGGTGGTATCGGCGCACTCGAACAGCGCGGCACACGCTAAAGGGAAAAGCCAGAAAAGTCACGACAACATGATTTGTTGGGCTTGCGCCAACTGCCACTCGATCCTTGACCAAGGCAAACAGATGAGCCGCCCCGAGAAGGAACGCGCATTCGCCAACGCCATGCGAGAAACACGTTTCCAGCTATTCGTAAAAGGGCTGATTAAAACCGAGTCAGGCGTCGATTTTGCGAAGGCAATGAATGACGATACGTACTGGTTGGCATGCTGGCGCGATGGATTGGTGAGGGTGGCGTGACATGCAAAGACTGTGCAAACACCCGCCAATCATCCGACCCCAAATTGAAAGAATGGATGGACAAGCGCGGACTGGTGTTCTGCCAGCCCGAGTCGAAGAAGGCCGGACAGAAGATCATCGTCGGCCTGCAAGACGCCAATGGACCGATATGCAGAGGGAAGCATTTTCAACAACGAGAGAAAACGGATTTATTTGAATGAAAGGAAGTGTTAGCCATGGGTGTTGATATGGGCAACGGCCCGACCTCGAAAGACGCCGCGTTTTCATTGCGCCAAGAAATCATTGACGCACTCAAAACGGCTGGCTTCAAAGGTTTCGATACCGGTGCCGGGCTAGGCGGTTTCGACATTTGGTTCAACGATGGCAAGGACGAATTTTTTATGACCGTCAAACACTCACGGACGCTGCCGAAATGACCGCCGCCATTTCCGCCGTCCGCCGCCAAGTCCGTGAAATGGTGGATGGAACCTTGGAAATAAAACTCCATGTCTCGCCGGTAGACAAGGCAGCGTTTCACCAACTATTCCCCGAGATCGATATGCCGGTGGCGCTGGCGCCGTTGAATCCGAAAGCCTTGACACCAGCCGGGCCCGAGAAAGATAAGCCCGGACCACTTTGTATGCTGGCGGTGAACTGGTGTAAGGACGAGAAGTTTCAGCGGTGGATATGCCGTCCGAGTCAATTCAATCCGATCCCCGAGGTTTCAGCAGGAGCTGCAAGGCAAAAAATCATAACTGTCTGCGGGGTCGAATCGCGCCGTGAGCTCGATACAAACGACCGCGCCGCCATGCGTTTCCAAGAGCTGATTCGCTTGCCCTATATGTCCTATCTCAACACCGGAGTCGTCAAATGAGCAATACATCGATCGAGGAAACGCTCGCGGTTGCCCTGGCCTACGGTCAAACAGAATCCATGGCGGCACTGGGGGCAATGCAGTCAAAGACGATTCAAGAGCTTCAAACCGGCCGGGCCGACTCTGCCTTGTGGGCGGTCATGCTATCCGGGTTAGGACGGAATCTAATCGCCTACAAATCCCGGATGCTGATTGCCGAGAAGGCAGATATCCCAGCACCCTACAAGAAGTGGGCCGAGGCGGAAAACAAACCCGTCGAAGTCATCCTCAAGACGCTGATCACCCGCGAACAGAAAGACGCCATTGAAGCACTCGCCGGCCAGATTAAACACGTCCTGAAACGCCGAAAAAGGGCGCGCAAGCTGAACCAGATCGAGAGAATGCTGGTCGCCGCGGTGGCGATCGACGAATGGGCGGAAGACTACTGCCGGTCCTGCCACGGGGCAGGGGAGATACCCAACTTCGAGGGGATTGAAGGAAACCAACCCACACAGGTCTGCCCGGTATGTGATGGGAAGCTGAAACACAAGTTCACCGACAAGGAACGTGAGAGCGCAATTTCACTCAAGAACGATATGTTTGAGACCCCCATTAACCTTCGCGAAACCGCGTATCTGGTCAAGGCGGTCACGACTTCTCGCGCGATCATTCGACTCGCGATAAAAACGTGCCAAATTGAATATGCACGAAACTGTTGACAGTAATTTTTGAGAAGTTCATACTCGCGCTGATCACTGGACACCTTGGCGCTCGGGCCTGCCACCTAATAACTAAAACAAAGGCTCACCGAGACTTCAATCCCAAGGTGCCTCCAAAATTCCTAAAGCCTCGCTGATGCGGGGCTTTTTCGTTTTCAAGCGCGGGGTGGGAAAGTAGCAATCCGCTGGCCTCATAAGCCGGAGACCGCCTGTGCAATTCAGGCCCCCGCATCCCTTTACCAGCCCGCTTTCGAGCGGGCTTTTTCATTGAGCGACGTTATGAATAAAGACCTGGTCATTACCAAGGGTAAGACGTTCACGCGCGTTGTTCGGTGGGAAGGTCCGCCTTTCGTCTACAAAGCGATCAGCGCGATTCCCAACACGGCACCGGCAACGGTCACCGCGAACGCTCACGGCATCCCGGACGGATGGCGTGTCGCGATCGTGTCGGTTCAGGGAATGAACGAAATCAACGCGTTAAACGATCCGCCGTCGGACTCTGACTACCATCAGGCCACGGTCGAGAGCGTGAATGCGGTGTCGTTCAACGACATCAATCCCGCCGAATTTGGCGTGTATTCGAGTGGTGGGTACCTTAAATACCCAACACCGGTCTCGCTTGCAGGCTTTACGGCACGCATGACGATCCGTAGCGACTACGGCGGCGACAGTCTTCTGGAGCTGACGTCGTCATCTGGCATCACGCTAGACGATACGGCGAAGACCATCACCGTCACGATCACGGCCGCACAAACGGCCGCATTTGCATTCACGGGTGCTGTTTACGATCTTGAATTGGTATCGGGCAGTGGCGTGGTTACTGAGTTACTGCGCGGCGCAATTACCGTATTGGATGAGGCCACGACTTAAAGGTAGACACCATCATGACTTCTAGGGGTTGGCATCCTCCGTAACTTCAGAGTCGAACAACCGGAGACTGACCATGACAACCTTAGCTGAAAAAATAAGTGAACTACCCGCCGAGATGCCGGATTGGCAGGTCGCCAATGTTCTCAAAAACTAAAAGCAGCACGCACGAATGCCGCGCTCTCCGATGAGGCTCGCGTTGTGGCGGATACCATGTATGACGCGTTGACGATGCAGAAGTCGGTTGATCTTGGCAATGAGCACTACCGAACCGTTGTACAAAACGGTTTGACGGCTCTCGTCGCAGCAGGGGTGTTTACACAGTCCGCCGTTGATGCGCTGATGGCACTAGGCCAGCGGCATCCCTCGTGGGCGGAAGCTAATAATATTGACGTGACGGCGCGCAGTGTCGGCATCGCTCGCGGCGGGAGGGCTTAATCATGGCAGTAGCAAAATGGGCTACACCATCAACACGTTCGAGCAATCTAGCCTCGACCACACTAAACAGTATTGCGAACGGTGCCGAAACAGGCGCGATCAGCTATGACAACTCAACCAACCTCGATCTCTACGGATCGGTCACGATCAAGCTGGGCAGCATTACGCCTGCGACTGGTGGATCGATCACGCTGCGCGTGACGCTCAACGACGGCACTGACACTGCGGATCGCATCGGCGGCGACTTGTACGTCGTGCCCCTGATCAGCGGCGCATCGGCAAAGGTGGCGGTCATCAACATGGTGCGGCTGTACCCGTATTCCATGCGATTGAGCGTGGTCAATAACGCAGGCGTGGCGTTTGCCTCATCCGGCAACGAAATTTACGTGCGTCCTTGGAATGAGGATATTGCGTAATGCCGCGCGGGGTTAACCAATACGATGAGGCACAGTTGCAGGGGCTGTTGTGGACGCCTGACTTGGTGCGGCCTGCGCTGTGGCTGGATGCTGCTGATGCTTCTACAGGCAGACAACCACGGCCAACCAGCCAGCGTATAACCAGAACGGCATTAACGGTCTGAGCAGCATCTCGTTCGACGGCACCGCCAAAGCGCTACGAAGAACACCCGAGGCTTGGGCATTTCAGTACCCAATAACTGCATTCATCGTATTTAGGGCTGCAGCATTCACCAACGCCTACAACTCATTATTTGAGTTTTATACCACCACTGGCCCCACAACTGCAGGGTGGTCTGATCTTATCAAAAGCAATGGAAGGTCTGCAATTTATGCAGCAAACACTGGGGGAGCTCAGCCGAATTACGACGGGACTGGTGTGGCGACTTACGTTACAAATCGAACGTATATTGTCACAGGCATACATCAAAACAACTCATTGGTTGGGCTGCAGAACGGAAACACAGACGGCGGCAACTCCGGCTCCTATACGTTGCGGACGAACTTAGGGGCCTCGCCGTTCTACATCGGTTCCTCACCCATGTTCACTAGATACACAAACTGGCAAATCGGTGAAGTGATTATCACGAATAATGCGGCGCTATCGACATTTGATAGATTGAAGATTGAGGGATATCTTGCGTGGAAATGGGGCATTGCCGCTGACGTGGTGACTAGCAGCCCCTTCGCCAACCGCCCGCCGGCATTGCCGCTGACGTGGTGACTAGCAGCCCCTTCGCCAACCGCCCGCCGCTGATCGGGGACTGACGTGCTGCGCGTTCGCGTCCCCCGCATCGGCGGTGGTAGCGGTGGGCCTTTGCCCATTACGGGAACCGGCAGCGGCGATCTAACCTTAAGCGGCACTTCAGCAGGTGCATCAACGGTTGTAGGCACCGGCAGTGGCGCTCTAACCTTAAGCGGAAGCGCAGCGGGTGCATCAACGGTTGTAGGCACCGGCAGCGGCGCTCTAACCTTAAGCGGTACCTCATCTGGAACGTTGACCATTGCATGCACCGGCAGCGGGGCGGTAACGTTAGGGGGTACCGCAGCGGGTGCATCAACAACCGTAGTTGCTGGCAGCGGCACGCTAACCTTAAGCGGTACTGCCACTGGTGCAGTTGGTTCGGCACTTGTAGCCGCCGGCAGCGGCACTCTAACGCTGACTGGTATTGCGGCGGGCGTAGTAACAACGGCGGGCACCAGTAGTGGCGCCCTGGTTTCGCAGGCCGCCAGAGGAAGTGAAAACACGCGGCAACGCACCACCCCGGCTGCAGCGGTCCGGGTAAACGTTCAAACCAAGTCGAGGTAATCGTGGGAATCAAAGTCATCACCGATGTTGCCGATGAGCTGATCCCCCTGGCCGCATTGCGCACCCGCTGCCGGGTCACCGCTTACGGCACCCCCACGCCGGCGCATCCGGATGATGCATTGCTGATGGAGCTCCAAGCCGCCGCGCGCGAGTGGGTGGAAGGCTACACCGCCCGCAGCTTTTGCCCGAAAACACTTGAGCTGTCACTTGATGCGTTCCCAGAAGGTGCCATTTTGTTGCCGCGTGGGCCCGTCACCAGCATCGTCTCATTGAAGTACTTCAACGAAGACGGTACCGAGATCACCGCCACCAGCAGCACCTATGCGCTGGATGATTATTCGCACGAACATTGGCTGGTCCCTGCCGTCGGCACCGATTGGCCCGGCACACGCAGCCAGGTAAACGCCGTCAAGGTGCGGTATGTCGCGGGCTTTGCTGCCAACTTGGTGGCGGCCGATGTCAAAACTGCGGTGGCGATGGTCACTGCACATTTGTACGATAACCGTTCAGAGACGTCTGTACAAAAGCTGGAAACCGTCCCCTTGGCCGCGAAGCACCTGGTGGCCAAATACCGCGTGTTGGGGTTCTGATGGATCTCGGCCCACTCAACGAAATGGTGCGGATTGAGTCCGCCAGCTCCACTACGGATCCACTCACCGAAGCCCTGGTGACGTCGTGGGGTGAGTTTGTGACCTTGCCTGCCAGCCTCAAAGATGTGCTGCCCACCAACGCGGAAGACGTCGAAAACACCATCCGCGTCGGCCACCAGCCCACGCGGGTGCGATTTCGCTACATCCCCGGCATCACGGCGGAAATGCGCGTCATTTTGTTAGAGCGTGGCGGCATTGAAACGCGGATTGTTTCTGGGCCCGCAATTCTCGGCCGCAACGAAGGTATCGAGCTCATGGTGGAAAGCTACACCATGCAAGGGAGCCGGGTATGAGCGAAGTCAACGTCAAAGGGTTGCGCGAGCTGCAAGCCTTTCTCGATCAGCTCCCCGCGAAGATGGAAGCCAACATCATGCGCGGCGCGCTGCGGGCGGGTGCCAAGCCCATCCGCATCGATGCGCAGCGCAATCTGCAAACCAACGGCAGCGTCGAAACTGGCGAGCTGGTCAAGGGCATCAAGGTCACCACCCGTTCACGCAAAGGCGTAGTTACCGCCACCGTCAAAACGGCAGGCAAACACGGCTACATTGCCAACTGGATCGAGCACGGCACCGCCGCGCACTGGATCAAACCAAAGAATGCGCGCTCGCTGTTTTTTGCCGGGCTGTTTGCTGAAGTCATCGAACACCCTGGCGCACGTGCCAAGCCCTTCATGCGCCCGGCGATGGATAACCGGCAGCAAGACGCCGTGATCGCCGTCGGCAACTACATCAAAGCCCGTCTCACCAAGGCCGGCATCGAGGCTGCTGGCGATGTTGAAGTGGGTGCCGCATGAGTGGCGTGGTGATCTTGGCGCGCTTGGCCAAAGAAGACATGGCGCTGATCAAGCTCGTGCCTGTCGCTCGCATCATGGGTGATGAGCTGCCAACCAATACACCGCTGCCCGCGATTAGCTTTTTGCTGGTGAGCGGTGTCGATCGCAATATTCTCACCGCCCAAAAGCACGGCACCGCGCACCGCACCGACCGCGTGCAGGCCTCAGTCGTGGCCGGCACGCGTGGCGAAGTTCGCACCATCCTTGCCGCGCTCCGCAAGGCGCTGCGCAACCGCATCGGCCCACTAGCCGGTCGGCAAAACGTCACGATCCACACCGATGGTCAAGGCCCGGAGTTTTCCCGAGGCGATCCATCCGTGTTTATGCAAACACAGGACTTCCGAGTCGCCTACATCGAAGACCTCTAACCAGTTTTGCCGGCGTGTAAAAAGCGTCGCAAATAGCCCGCCCGCTGAGCTAACGCCTGCGGGCTTTTTATTTTTAAACGAAAGGAAAGCACATGGCATCTAGAACATCAGCGGGCTCAACCATCCGCGTGAGCGCCGCACAACCAGGCACTTTTAACGTTGCGGGTTACGCTGCACTTGGCTGGACCGCAGTGGGCGAGATCACCGACCTTGGCGAGTTTGGCCGCGAGTACAACCTCGTCACGCACAACCCGATCGGCACCCGCGCCACCGTCAAAAAGAAAGGCAGCTACAACGAGGGCCAGATCAATTTGATGATGGCACTCGACGAAGCCGACGCTGGCCAGCTCTTGCTTGAATCCGCTGCGGTGTCGGACAACGACTACAGCTTTGAAATCACGCTGCAGTCTGGCCGCAAGTATTACTTCCAAGCGCAAGTGATGAAGTTCAAGCCAAACGTCGGCTCGGTGGACAACATCACCCAAGCCAGCGTCATGCTCGAACTCACCAGCAACAGCGCTGGCGTCGGCATCGTTCGCACCTAATCCACGGCATTCACCTCTAACGAAAGGAAACAACCATGCCACGTGTTCTCAGCGCATCCTTGCGCGTCTTGGCGGATATCGCCTACTCAGACAATCTGGATCTGCAAAGCCAGCAGGCCCCGATCAACTACAACGGCCAAATGGTCTTGGGCACCGGCTCCGGTGCCAACCAAGGCCAGCTCGTGTTTTCGGACACACGCACCTTGGCAGCAAGCGCCAGCGAAGATCTCGACCTCAACGGCGCAACACTGGTCGATGCGTTTGGGGCGGCGTTGAACTTCACCAAAATCCGCGGCCTCATCGTTCGCGCGGATCCGTTGAATACCAACAACGTGATTGTTGGTGCTGCGGCGACAAACGCCGTCTTCACCATGTTTGGCGCGGCCACCCACACCGTCACTGTTCGCCCCGGTGGCGTCTTCGCGTTGTTTGCACCAGACAACACCGCCTACGCGGCCGTTGCTACCACAGCGGATTTGCTGCGTATCGCCAACAGCGGTGCCGGTTCCACAGTCACCTACGACATCATCATCATCGGTTCATAACGCAAACGCAACCCATGCCGCTTTGCGGCTCATGTAGCCCGGCCCCCGGCTTGATCACCGGGGGCTTTTTTATTCACCACACGAAGGAAACAACATCATGAAAGACATTCGCAAATTCGCCGTTGAAGACACTGCCACCATCGAGCTGCTCGATTCCGCCAATGACCCCATGTGCGCGGATGACGAAGGCAAGTTGCGCTGCAAGATTGAAGTGTATGGCCCCGGTACCCGGCAATACGCCAAAGCGCAGGCAGGTGAGAACAACCGAATGCTCAACAGGCTCAAAGCCAAAGGCAAAGCCAAACAAACGCCTGAAGAAATCGCCGAGGAACGCGCCGAATTCCTCAAGGATGTCACCAAGAGTTTCACCAACATTGAATACGACGGCCTCGAAGGGCCAGAGCTATTCAAAGCGGTGTATCTCGACCGCACCATCGGCTTCATTGCCGACCAGGTGAAAGAACACCTCGGTGACTGGGCAAATTTTACGAAGAGCTCTACACCGAACTAGCCCTGTATGTGCGGGTGCTGGCGTGGCTACAAACCGCGCCGGCGCCGCCAACGGAAGAGCATAAAACGCTCAGCCAAAAGAAATCTAGCGAGCCAGCGCGCGTATCGCGGCTGCAGGAGATCCTCGACGACGGTGGCGAGCCTGACTTGCCAGAGGTATCAGGCGGTCTGTACCTGGTCAGCTACCTCATGGAGGCCGGGCCAGCCAGCGCCGCCGGCATGGGCCCCGTGCCACTGATGTGGGTCGACATGATCGCTTGGCAACAGTTGGCCGGCATCACGCTCGCGCCGTGGGAAGCCAAGATGCTCCGCCGCTTATCTGGTGACTATTTAGACCAAGCCAGAAAAGCAGAAAAACCCGATTGTCCGTCACCCGCATTTGTGCCCTTGACGGAAGAAAAACGCGATGCCGTTTCAAACCGCATCGAATTCGCGCTCGATACACTCATTGATACAAGGCCAAAGCGATGAAAGTCGGCACACTCGAAATCGAAATGCTCGCGAACATGGCTCGCCTGCAAAAAGATATGAACGATGCCAAGCGCATCGTTGGTGATGCCGCGCAGTCGATCGAGCGTTATGCCGCGTTGGCCAAAGCCGCGCTCGCCGGCATCAGCGTGGCGGGCCTCGTTTCGCTGGCCAAGAGCGCCATTGATGCAATGGATGCGATTCGGGACCTCAGCCTAGCCACGAATATCAGCGTGGAGGATCTTGCCGGGCTAGGGGTTGCCGCAAAGCAGTCGGGAGGTGATCTCAACTCCATCGCGGCAGCGATGAACAAACTCTCGGTGAACATTGGCAAAGATGGCGAGCGATTTAAGGCGCTAGGCATCACCGCAAAAGAACCGATCGAGGCATTTAAACAGCTAAGCGACGTTTTTGTAAACCTGAAAGATCCACAGCAGCGGGCCGCTGTCATGGCCGAAGCCCTCGGCAAGTCGTGGATGGGTGCCGCGCCGCTACTAGCGGAAGGCGGTGCCAAGATAGGTGAGCTCGTCGAAGTTGGCACACGTCTATCAGGCGTGACAAAACAGATGACTGACGAAGCCGATGCGTTCAACGACAAACTGGTGCTGCTTGGCGGCACTGGCGGGTTCGCGACGCGCATGATCGGCCCATTGCTGCCATTGCTGAACGCCCTGGCGGACGAAATGCTGAAGGCGCAGGATAAATCCACGTCTCTGGGTCAGTCCTTCAGTCCGCTTTTGGAAATCGGAAAGGCACTCACAGTCCTCTTCGGCAATGTTGCGTTTGTGTTCCGAGGAGTCGGCACCGAGATCGGCGGCATGGCCGCTCAGATCGCTGCGTTCGCCAGCGGCGACATCAAGGGTGGCCTTGCGATTGGGCGGGCGATGAAGGAAGACGCCGAGAAAGCGCGTGCTGAGTTTGATGCTTGGGAAAAAAGCATCATGAGCATTGGCACTGCATCGACGGCCGCCATTGCGCCTGTCAAGGGTCTCAGCCAGGAGCAGCAGCGCGCGTCGCAAGCCGCCGCCGCCGCCGCGGCGACATTCCTTGGTGCCCAGAAAGCGGGAACCGATGAAATCACCAAGCTGCTCGCCAAAATCAACGGTAAAGAAAGCGGCCTTGACCCGTCGTTCTACGATGACCTGCAAAAACTATTCGGCGCATATAAAGGCGGCAAGCTGACGCTTGAGCAATACCGTGATGTGGTTGAAAAACTGACGAACCAGCAACCGTTCGTCAAAGCCGGCCTCGAAGCAGAGGCAAAAGCGCTGGAACACTTAAACAAGCTCCGAGCTGAAGCACAGCAGCAAGAGGTCGATGCTATCGACGCGCGCAATTCAATGATCGATGGCATGACGGACGGCAACGCGATGTTGCAAGCCGAAATTGCCGAAATGCTTGGAGCAAAAAACGCGCAGCGAGAGCTGACCCTTGCGCGCGAAGAGGCCTTGGCCATTCGCCTGGCATTGACCGACGAAGACGAAGCGAGCGTCATTGCGCTGTATGCACAAAAGCGAGCATTGCTGGAACAGAAAGATGCTATTCAGCAGTCGCGTTCTGCTTTCAGCAGTTGGTACGACATAATCGACGGCGGCTTCAAGGCGGCATTGCAGGGCGCAAAATCCTTCGGTGATTACCTGAAGAATGGCCTCAAGAATGCGCTCTATCAGCTAGTCGCGCGGCCGTTCATTATTCAGCTCACCGCTTCCCTCACCGGCGCGTCGAGTCAAGTGATCGCAAGCGCTTTGGGAGGCTCAGGGGGCGCTGCAGGCGGCCTCGGCTCACTCTTCTCCGGTGGCGGGGCGCTTGGCAGCCTAGGTGCGCTCGGTAGCGCATTCGGTAACGGCGCCACCTTTGGGTCGTCTGTGGGCCTCGGCGGCACGTTCGCCAATCTCGGCGCCGGTGGCGGCTCGTTGGGCTTTCAAGCCGGTAGCGTAATGGGTGCGGCTGGCCCTTATGTTGCCGCAGCGCTCGCCGCCTACCAGCTTTATCAGACCTTCCGCGACAAAGGCGAGAACCCCAAGTACCGGCTCGGCTTTGGTTCGGCCGCGCAGGGTTACGCGAGCGATTCCATCTTCGGCATGCAGGGCTTCCAATACGCCCAGGGTAATGACGCCAGCAATCAAGGCTTCCGCAATTTTCAAACCAGCCTAGGCGGGCTGGATACACAAATCGGCGGGCTACTCACACCGGCACAGATCGCCGCTGCGGCTGGCCGTCTAAACGGCATGACAGGCCGCGAGTTTTCATTCCCGAAGGGTGACCCCACTGCCTCGGAGCAACTCTCTAAAGAATTTCTGACCATTAAATATTCTGAGGTATTCAAAGACCTCAACAGCGGCATCGCTGACCAGATCAAGAATTTTACTGGTACATCTGAGCAACTCATCAAGTTCATTGGTGAGCAGGTCTCGGCCTATACGGCATTGAATGCCGCAATCGATAGCATCACCGCGCAAATTGATGGCCTCAGTGGTGACGCGATGGCGCAGTTCACCAAGCAGCTCACCAGCCTCGCTGATTCGGTCGACCAGGCCAAGGCTGCCTGGCAATCCGCGCTGGCCGCGAATGACCCTGCCGAGCAAGTCAAGGCACAGTCGACCTTGCTGGCCTCAATTCAAAACCGCTACAACGTTGAGAGCGAGCTGGTTGCCGATCTCACGGCGCAGCTTGATAGCCTGAACCAGGGCCGCTACGACTTCGGTCAGCAGATGATGGGCCGCATCGCCAGTGTTGGCGGCAGCCTCACGGGCGTTGAAGGGGTCGCTGGTCGCGGCAAGATTGGTCGCGAGTTCAACACCCAAGAGCGTGCGCAGTTGGGCCGCATCACGGCGCTGCAAGGCCAGATCACGGGTGCCACAGACCCCTCGCAGCGTCTTGGCTACATCAACCAAGCCTTGTCGGTTGTCGATCAATACGTCTCGACCGGGCAGGCCAACATTCGCGCGCGGTTTGATGCCCTGGCAGAAGGGCAGCAGGACTTTGTGCGTATACAGCAAGAGGCCATTGCCAAGCGCGTAGAGGGCTTGCAATACGAGCTGAACCTGGTCACGCAGATGGAAAGTGTGGCAGAGTCCGCTGACAACGCTATCAAGACGCTGACGTTCAGCGCGAACAATCCGGCTTCGGCCTTCTCGCGGTTTGCGCAGCAAGGTGAATACATCAGCGGCTTGCAGTCAGTCTTCCGCAATTCCACAGGCGACCTTCGCGCCAGCACGGCAAACAACCTCATCAGCGCCATTCAAGATCGGCTGGGCAGCGCAGGCCAGCTTTACGACCGCCCAAGTGACGAGTATCTGAAAGCCTACAACGAAGCGATGGCTGCACTCAATGAAGTGCAATCGGCCGCGCAAAGTGATGCGCAGAAGGCGCTCTTTTATCAGGCCAGCATCGAATCGCTAACCCAAGAAAGCAACGGCCTCACGCAAAACTTGGTCGATTACACCGCGATGATGAACACGGCGCTCGACCAGTTCAACTCGCAGGCGCTCGGCTTTTACACAACGCTTGGTCAGCAGGGTGATGCGGCCTATGCGTTGATGCAGACCACCACCACCGCGCAGCTCACAGAAGTGCAGCGCACACGTATGACCAACGAAGAAATGCGTGACTTGCTTATCGAAATC